GTATGAAAGTAGCAGTTGTAGGAGCTACAGTTGATTCAATTACATTTGGAAATGACCATTTTAAATTATTATTACCATCAGAACCTAGAAACGCATTATTTGAAGGAGCATTGCTTGGAAAATTATACTCTATAGTATTAATTTTTAAGGTTGAAGGTAAAGTCAAATAACTTGAATCACTTGATCTTTTTGAAATTTCATCAATATTAATATTAGCGCTTAATGATAATTTATTTGAGCCATCTAAAACTATTGAATCACCTAGCGCTGTAGGAGATATATTATTAGCAGAAAGCCCCCCTCCTCCAGTAAAGGTAGCAACTTTAATTTTACCACTAGTAATATCAATAGTGTTATTAGCAGCAGTTAAGTTTTGCGAAACTGTAGTCCAGTTAGCAGCAGCACTACCAGTGCCTGAAGTTAAAACTTTAAACTCTCTAGTATCAGATTCATAAGCGTAATCTCCCGTTACTGCAGGCGCTAAAGAAGTTAAATCGGCATTGCTACCTTGCCACTTATTACCTACAACAACTCCTCCTTTATCTGAAGCATTACCAATATATAACCTTTCAGTATCAGTAGTATAGCCAAGTTCTCCACTGGCTAATGTAATCTGCCTTCTATCAGTATCAGTACCCCTTCTAACTAAAAGCTTTAATAATGTGTTTTCTAAAATTTCTACAGCCATTGTCTTTAATATTTATTTACCAGTTGAATACAGGGATTGCAAATTTATCGAATTTTTCCTCGGTATCCCTACTTAACCCGGATAATCCAAATCTTATAAATCCTGCTGAACTTAATGTTGTTCTAGCTCCAGTAGAATCTAAACATTCATACACCTGCTGATTATAATCAGGAGTAGTCCCTAAATAACCATTAGTTACTTGGTTAGGCGCCCCGTTAAATATATTCATTAAAGGGTCTTCTTCTGCTTTAATTATAAAATTAAATCCAAATCCACTTAATACGTTACTGGCTCCGCCTGATGCACCTTCAGGGTTAGTAAACTCTGTCATACGTGCAGGTAGTGTTGAGAGTGATGGTAATACATACTGAAAAGCATCAGGTGCAGCACCAGAGGCTCCATACATAAATGTATTACCTGCGGTTAAATTAGGTAAAGTAAATGTACTACCAGATCCACCGTAAGAAGTTCCTATAACATCAAATAGTTTGTTATACGTTGTTCTAGAGACATCAGTTCCATCGCATAATAAGTAACCTGCTGGTATAGAAGTAAACGCTTGTGCATGGGGTAAGATAGACCCTATTGGAACACCATCTCCAGCGTTAGCACCTGATAATCCTGTTGCAGTAACTATATCAAAAATTGAACTCTGTATTTTAGTAATTAAACCTTGTTGTGTATCAAAGAATGGAAATTCTTCAGCAGATGATATAGCACCGTTCAAAGACAACTCACCGTTAGCTAGATTAATCCTACTTCCTGTTGCTGTACCTCTTACATCTGCTTGTAATTGACCACTACCGTCGAGTGATAAACCACCACCTAAATTGCTTCCTCCGTCTCCTGCCCAGTTAGTAGTAGGAATGCTAATACCCCCACCATCTGCCAGAATTCCTAGAGATTTAAACTCTAAACGATTATTAGAATCGAATTGAAATTGGGATGTATTAATCTTAAGGGATATCTTATTAAAACCTCCTTCAGGATTTACATCTCCTCCTTGCAACCCACTTAATAAAGCAGTTGAAGCAATCTCTCTTTCTGTTATAGAGTTTTGTTTTGGAGATATTAATTTATTTAAACCATTTGTTGAAAGTTCTAAATAATTAGAATTTATTCCAACCTCAACTGTACCACCATTTGATGCATCATAAGAAGATAAGAGACCTTGACCAAATACAGCAGGTGCCATATATCTACTATCAATAGCACCGGGATTTTTTTTGAGAGTTAAAAAGTTTTTATCAGTACCAGATCCCCCAACAGTATCTATGAATGTACCATCCGGTTTATTTCCTATATAAGCCCAACCAGATAGAGCATCATTATAAATAGTTGATGTAAGCATATAAAGCCTACTATCAGCATATCCTATATCACCTAGTTGTAATCCAGGAGATTCGCCTACATCAGGTCCTAAACTAGCTATATTTGTAAAAGGTCCCACTCCTTTATTACCAATAACGTGTCCACCTTCAGTAGAACCGTCACCTACAAATAATCTTCTAGTATCTAACGTATACCCAACTTCACCTTGATCTAAAATAATAGTTTTACGTTGAGCGTCAGACCCTCTTCTTACTTTTAATTTTACTATAGTTACGTTTGCCATGATTTATGCTACTCTTTTCCATACATACAAGCCATATGATGGAGGAATGTTATTATGTGGTTCATTTTCACCTACAAATGTAGATGCCCTTAAATTCGTTGATCCTTCAATTCTTTCCGATACGTCATACTCATCACCTGAAAAGGTTGGAGCGGAATTAAAGTCTGATGCAAATTGGCCTGCTACTGCATCTTCATAATCTATAGCTCCGAGTTGTTTAGCTATAGTATAAGGATTTGATGATCTAGGAGCTACACCATTTGGAACAGCTGCTTGTAAACGACCTGTTGTATTTAAATCTGCTACAAACCTAGTTTCACCATTCCATATACCTATCATTTCTTTAAAGTTAGGCCAATTATTATCATTATTATTATAAACTAATCCCCCTGCTGCTTTATATGCTTGTACACTTTCAAATTTTGCACGTTCACCGGCTGAATAATTTCTTGCAGAACCTCGAGTAAAATTTAAATCTAATCCAAATGTTATAGGTCCTAAATTACCAACACTTGAATCTGAAAAAGCTATATCTAATCCTTCTCCTTGTGTTCCCCAGTTAGCTAATAAACTAAACTGATTATTAAGAAGAGTGTTTCTAGCTCTTTGCTGTACATCAAAGGTTTGTGAAGCGTCAGTTACCCCAGGTCTTCCAGATCTAAACATCACCCCTCCGGAGCCAACATCACTTCTAACCTGTACTGTATTAGTACCAATATTAGTTTCATGATTATGAGCTGGTAAATGCGGTTCAATTAATTGTACTTCATACTCACCAGCTAGATCGCCAGAACCTAATCTTAAATTTTGTTCTTCTTCTTCTTTACCTCCCGGACAGAAATCTCTAATAATACCTTTAACTTCATCTTCCCCTACCCCTACTAAAAATCTACCTTGTGCTACTTGCTCCCATCTTGTACCAGCTATTCCTGGGTAATTTTTTGTATCTTGCTCAGTTATTGCATTTCTAGGAGGTAATAAATAATCCCCAGGATTTTCATTATTAAAAGTTAATTTAACACTACCTACTGGCCAAAAAGCGTCTAACCAATCAACCGCAGTAGCATACCCTTTTGGATATATATAATTATTAATTACTACTCTATCACCACTAAGAGCTAAGCCTGTAGAGTTACCAGCACCGTCAAAAACCTTATTCAATTTATCTGTAAGCTCTGCTCCACTTAAGTGAAGTAAAGAGGTATACAAATCAGATATAAATTGATTTTCTAAACTCTCAGGCATATTATTATTTATGCTTAATCTTTGAAATACTATCTTTCCAGTTCACCATAAACTAAACCACCGGTTAATTCAAAGTCAATACCACTTACATTTCTTACTGCAAAACCTCCATCACCACCGACAAATCCACAGTTAGTTCTGGTATCACCACCTTTAGCTCCCCAACCACCACCTCCAGCAGCCCATTGCTTTTTATTAGATAAATTATTAGTACCTGGCTGATTACTACTTCCTCCTCTATTGTATGCAGCTAAATGTAAATTTATAGATGGACTAGTCCACCCTGTGGGGGAAAGATATATTATATTACCACCGTAACTAACGCTAGTTGTAAAGGGTATACCTACTTCATTTTTAATACCATTAGCTCTAAAACGTGTACCTTGAGTAGTCCATCTTCTTGGCTTATCAGTTGAAAGCCAACCGAGAGTAGGCTGTAATGGGTTATACTGAGTACCTATAGCAGTTACCTCTCTTCTCCGCCCTCTTGTAGATTGAGAAGTAGTAGATATGAGATCTGGTCCATCAGTTCTTATTGATCCATCTAAATTCAGCGAACTAAAATACGTTCCTGGTGCAGTTCCTACTCCTCCACCTAAAGCATCGGGAGTTAGTATTCTTCCTCCTCCACCTCCAGTACCATTATTATCAGTACCACCTTGACTTCTACCTCCTGCACCACTACCACCAGCTTCCCCACCCATACCAGGTAAAAATACATACTGAGCTTCAAATCTACTTCTCGTTGTACCTTTACCGTATAAATCTGTAATAATATTACCTTGAGAAGATTGACTTTGCAAGTAAGGCTCTTGAATAAATCTCATAAAATAACGGCCAGTCTTTCCCGGTTCGCCCGGTCTTCCACCCTCACCGCCACCGTTAGTCATAAACACTACCCTACTTCCTACATTACCCTGAAATGTATTACCATCATTAGGTATATCTACCAACTGCTTAAAACTATCAGAAGTACCACCCCAGCCACCGCCAGCTCCACCCCCTCCACCAGAACCATTTCCAGAATAAGCACCAGCTCCACCCCCTCCTCCTCCAGCTATACCACCTGAAGTATTATTAATAACTATAGCCCCGTCGCTACCGGTAAGCTTTATAGCATCTCCTCCATCTTGTCCTCTTGCAGCTGCTCCAGCAACTGCACTACAACGTTCTCCCGCTCTAAATCCATAGTAGTTATGACCACCATTTCCTCCCCTACCTAATATAAATCCGTTATTATTAAGCTTTAACCCATTTGGGAAATTTCCTATCACCATAGCCGCGGCTTTAATATCTGCAGGATCATCAGAATATATATAAACAGCTCTTTTATTTCCATTAGCATCAACTTCTTGCGAATCACTAGGCCCTGCTATAGTAATTTCAACCCTATCTCTACCGTTCCATGGATTTATACCTTGGTTTCTAGCCCATTCACCTAAATTAAACTGACCAGAATTAGTATCTACATCGTGTTCACCTGAGCCTGATGATATTTTATCTCTTGTTATAGTACCTTTCCATACACCAACTTCTTCTTCATTAGGAGCTTTGTATTCAATAAAATCTAATGGAACTCTAACCCACATGTATATACCATAACTCGGTGGAATATTATTATGCTTTCCCCCTAAACCTGTATTAGATGTCTGAGTTATTGTATCTCCTGGTAAGTCAACAAGAGCAGTTGTAAATGGGCTCTCTATCCCGTCTCCTATCAAAGTATCAACTGTTTCGTCTATTTCTTTTAATCTATTAACTCCTGCTAAAGCTTCTTTAGCACGTTCAGCACCTAAAACATTAATAATTAAATTTCTAGCTTGTAACAACTGACTATCTCTAAATAATCCAGGGTGAATTCTATCTGAATCTCTTGTTTCGTAATTAGCTTTAGTTATTCTTGTCCCATCAGGCCATTGGACGTTTACAGGTCTTGGAGAATTAGTGATAAATTCACCATTTTCATTTATACCTGCCCACCCAGGACCTGAAGCAGTAGTACTATCCCAACCATCTAATGAAAAATTACCTAATTTAGGATTAAAGTCAGCATCTGTGTATCTAAATCCAGCTTCATGTCTATCTATTATTTCTTGAGTTCTATAAGTATTTTGACCTTCATATTCTGAATTATTTTGAAAAGCTGTAATTCTATCTTGTTCTAAAAAAGCATATGTAGATGGGTTATCTAACCCATCGGGATTTACTGATGGTCCAAAATAATAGATAAAATTACTGTTTATACCTGAAGTATCATTTCTTGTAGATCTTATATTTGTGGTCTGAGTATTAGTAGTATGATTATGGATAGGTAGATGCTTTACTTCAAGCGAAGTACCGTACTCCCCAGCAATATTACCAGAGCCTATATCAGCTGATTCTTGTTCTAAAAGCTCACCGTCTATACCAGGGGTAAAGTTATGTGTTTTAGCTCTCCCTAATTCATTAGTAATTGTATCTCGTCCTACACCAGGTAAAAATCTACCATCCCCTACTCTTATCCATTTAGTACCTTTTATTCTACCTGAAGGGTTATTATTATCACATGTTAATATAACAGCTCCTATAGGATAAAAAGCATCTAATATTTCATATTGTTCATCAGCATATCCAACAGGTTCAATATAATTATTAATAATTACTCTATCATTACTTGAACTTAATGCAATTCCAGTTACATTACCAACTCCATCGTAAATTTTATAAGTTGAGTTAGCAGTATAACCATCTGTAGTATTGCCGCTTAAATGTAATAAAGAAGTATAGTAGTCAGCTATACGTTCATTAGTTAAACTTTCTCCTTTATTTGACATAATTTTATTTAGTATAGATCTTCTTCATTTGCTACTTCAGTTTCTACGCCTGAACCCTCTTCTCCTAAAATAACATTTAAAATTGATTGCTGTAATTCGAATATTTGATTAAACACGCGTGATATAACACTATAATTAACTTCTTCATTATCATGGAATTCAAAGTTTCTGAAATCTACCTCTATTCCTTCATATCCTTTCGAACCTCTTAATATCGGTATACCATCAGATATAGTCTCTACAGGAATTAAGCTTAAATTAAGAAATATATTTACTGCATCTTTAATAATATTTTGAAGTTCACTGTTTAAAGATATACCTAAACTTGATTCACAACTAGTTATTTTATCATACAAATTAGGTAAGTTTAATGGTACGTAGTTCTTGTACAAAAGATTACTTTCTCTAAATAAGTAAATTCTACCTATATTATGTAAAAAGTAAAAGACATTAGAAGAATTTTTTGTAACTAAAAAATTAACGTTATTATAATAATTAGATTTTAGTATATTTGAATTAAACTTTTTCTGTATAGTATCAAAATGCTCATGTGTATCATTATAATACATAGTAGGTAGATATAACAAATTGTCGTAAGAAGGAAACCCTGCTATATAGGAAGGATTCGAAATAAATCTTGTAGTTACAAATCCATTATCATATAACGTAAAAATATTCGAATCTGTACCAGAAAAGAATATATCTATTTCATTAGTTGTAATATAATCATAATCAGGTGTCCATCGCCCTACTACTTTTCTAGGAATACCAGGGCCTATATCTGTTAAGTTTTCTGCATCTAGCTGGTAAATATAAAAAGGTGGTGAGGGGTTAGTTCCCCCTGGGTCTCCCTCAACTACACCTTGACTAGTTGGAGGTGTAGTTAAAATTAAAATAGAATCATCAGTATCTCTTATATCAAAAGCTACTATTTGCTCAGCATCTAAACCTATATCTCCAAAAGTTGAAGTTGAAATAGTACCAACAGGAGCATGTGAAAACTTGTTATTTAATTGGATAACTATTTCTCCTGAATCTGATAAAAATCTATAACCTAATAAGTTTTTACCTATCTCTACTGATTCATCTAAAATAGGATCATCTCCTAAATTAATTTCATCCTTAAGCTTTAAATTACCACAAGGATTAATAAAACTGTTATCATATAGTTTTAAAGTAGTTTCTACATTTTCTGATGAAGCCGCAGTAACTAAACTGTATAATGTATCGGTACTATTATCATAAGTTAACTTTCTAACTGCTGGAAATAAACCACTATCTATTTTTGTTAATTGTGTATTTTTAACAAAACTACCAGAAAATGTATGCGAATTAGTTTCAGTAGAGGTAAAATATAAAAACGAATCATCATCATATACAAATACTTCACTATCTATAGTATCGTCTAAGACGTTTATACCATCTACTTTATTAATAAAGCTGAATGGATCTATTTGAATAGGTATAATATTATCTTTAGCAAGTGAGATATCATCATTTCGTAAATCATTTCTACCGCTTGATAAACCTAAAAAGTAAGCATTACCATCTTTAGCAGAATTAGCAAAATCTAATAAATTAGTATTAGATACAATATTTAAAGAATATAGATTAATATTATTTTGATTTAATGTTCCTAAATTTTTATCAATAAATGATTGATCAATTATATTACGAGGTGAAATTTCTGGAACTGTTAGCGTGTTACTTGAATCTACAGGCGCAGCAGTTCTATCAAATTCTTTCTTCTGTAGAAATGAATAAGATAAAAAGGTATCCTTAGCACTTAATGCAAAAGAATCTGACGTATATGTTCTACCTGAAAAAGCAATTCCATCCCTTACATTAAAAAAGCCACTATAATCTTCTCCACTTAACGTAAAAGCCTCTCCTCCAGTAAATTTAAAATATTCTATCATTTTTTATAGTCAATAAAGTTTATTTTGTTAAGTGAAGTAGTTTTCGGAAGTGATTCAAGTATATTAGAAAGTAACATATCCTCTACTTCTTGTTTTATACTATCGTTAGATATATTTAAATTCTTTATGTTAATATCAACTACATTACTCTTATTCTTTAAATTAGTATTAATTGAATTAACTGTTTGAATAGTATCAGTCATATTACGCATTCCACAAGGAAGGGAAATATACATCTCTTGAATTTCTTCATTGTCAGTATTGAAAATTATACCCACCTCTTCATCTTGCTTTAATGGTCGTAGAGCCAAATATAAATTACTTATATACCGCTTATTAGTTGCATCATTTAGTAAAATTTCAACTGGCTCGTTTTCATTACCTTGAATAAAGATATCACCAAATAATATTTTTTTAGTAAACATTTGATAAGCATTTATTTCAAAAGAATAAAGTTCCTCAGCATTAAGATACAATCTACATTTTCCTAAAATTGCATTAAAAGATAAAAATATATTATTTTTATTAAATTTATTTACTTTGAATGTAAATTTAAAGGTATTCCTAGCTAATCGTTCACTAATTGGAACATCCTTTATTATTTCACCTTCACTATTAGTAATAGCACCTACAGTACTATTATCAAATAACTTAAACTCAAAAGTAACGTTATTGTCTTTAACTGATATGTCAAACCCCCCATCTATCATGTTACTTCTAGAACCTAAAGTAAAATCTCCAGAATCATTTTGAATAGTAAAGCCTAAACCAAACCCTCCATTAGTATTAATAGAAGTAAAATAATTATTTACCCTTTTACCAATTGAAACAGTATCACAAAAATTAGTTGGGGATTTAGTTAAAAAATCTTGCTTGGATACTCTTTCATATCTATATCTTTTTTGAGGTTCAAAAATAAGATCACTCTTTTTATCCAGATAAAACTTATCAGTAACAGAGCTCTTTAACCCTGAATTATTTTGAATTAAATGTTCTACTTGCTGATCATAAGTAACATTAAAACTAGGACTACTAGCTAAAGCTATTTCTTTACTCACTAAATCAGGGTAATAATATCTATCTACCCATATTCCTCTTTCACCTATAGCTCCTGATAACCAAGTGCATAAGTAAGTAGCATTTTCTTTTTTAACTGAATTATCATCAAATCTATAAACTTTATCAGCGAGATCTGGTCTAGTAAATGCAAACGACCCACAATCAGCAAATTTAGTATCATTAATGTTTAGCTGGTTAAAAGGCTCCATAGAGGAAGGCGTAGTAAAAAAAGTAGTTCCAGGTTTTATTAATATATCGAAATTATTATAAACATAATTTAAAGCTAATAATTCATTTTTTTCACTATCGATATCATTTAAAATTGAGGTATATTCTCTTAAATCTTGCGCGTATATAGTTGAAGAAGAAGTAGAAAGCAAATTGTTTGACGATGTAAATGCATCTTGGGTATTTACTATATTTTTTAAGTTAATAATATTGAAATCTTGACAAGGTTTGTTTGAAGAGCTATATAAAAGATAATTAGAAGGCAGGTGAAAATCACTATTGTCTTTATCTATATTACCTTGCTTGTTATATGTGATAAATGATGTGTTATAAGGAGAGGGAATAGTTAAATTTACATCTTGGCTTAATTTTATAGCTCTTGAGGTTGGGAAGTTCATATCAAGTAACTTAGTACTTTCAATTTTTGATGCTATAAGTTGGTTACCATCACTCTGTATAGAATATTTTACATCAATACCAGATAAACTTTTAGTAGTATATAAATTAAGATAACTGTTATTAAGATATTTTAAAAAATTGTATTCTAGATTAAATTCAGATAAATTTAATTTATTTTGAGATACAAACAAGACAGGTTTAGAAGGATTACCATTTTCACTAAAAGTATCTAAATCGTTAGATACAACAAGATAGTACCGTAAGTTATTAACTAAAACTGATACTCTACATGTAAAATCATCTATAATCTTTACTTCGAAATTATTAGCACTTGATAAAATATTAGTATAACCAGTACCCCCGTAAAAATCTAAATTTACAAAGTTATTAGTTTCCTTAAATGAACCGGTAAGAGCAGATTTAAATGTAAGATATTTACCCCCACTCTCTGCAAAATTCAAAGTAGTAGAAAATTCAGATGGTTTAATTTTAGTCTGTTGAAAAGAAGTGACGCCGTCTATAAGTATAGAATCAGTTAAATAAAAATTAGTAAAATTTAAATTTTTGAAGCTTTGTGCTCCAGATAGCGCATCAATAAAATTTAAACTAAAGCTCCCATTAAATGTACGTGAAAATTGATTTAAACTTACATCTTTAGGACAAAGTTCAGCAGGGCACGAACTCAATGCACTTAAACTTGATTTGGCTAAAAATCCCATTGATAATATTTATGCCTAATCTCCTTTATAAGATTTGTTATCTAATTGAACTATATAATCTTCATTTTTAGTAACCATAGTAAAGCGAGAACTGTTATTTTCGTTATTAATTAAGTCAACTCCTATTAAATCCATATCACCTACTGTTTGATAGTAGCTTTCAGTTCTTATATTAAGTGGCGCACTTAACTGTGTAGTTTCACCAGTTATATAACCAATATTAATCTTGAATACGACAGATTTATTAAGAGCGTATGTTGACGGCTCATACTTATGTCTGTATGGGGTATCTAAAAATTTAGGCTTAATTGCACCAGTTAATTCTGGAAATATTGATTGAGTTTTATAGTCTCTAAATATTTCAATATCAGGTTCTTCTACAGGTGACTTATCACCCCAATCAATACTAATATAATTAGGAAAAATTTCTGCATATACACCGGTTAAGTCTAATGTAACTTCAGTATAATCAAATAGGTTTACAGAAGGCATCAATATTGATGTATCAAACGTAGTCTCTGTTGTAGATAAAGATAATGTGTGAGTGTTCATAATATTAAATTAGCTGCTGATAATCCTGTAGAGTAATTAGTTCTATCTACCTCTAAATTAGGTATTTGTGAAGATAAGGGTTTAGACAAAGTAAATATATCTAATGTTCCTGATACAGAAACAAAATCGGACGTATTCTTACTTGAAGTATTTACAAAAGTTTCGGAGTTTAAAAACTTTACTGTATCTTTGTATTCAAATAAGTAATTAACTAAAAGTGGTCCTTTATTTTGATCCTTTAATAAAACAGCTAGATTAAATTGTTCGTTATCAGAACTATAAGTCAATACCGGAATACCACTTTCTACATAAACATTGTCGACGGTAGATAAATTAAAATATAAAGAAGAAGAAACTACCGGGTTAACTGTAGTTGGAAAAACCTGTGTAACTTTTTCATTAATGTAACTATATTTGTAAATTTCTGGGTAAAATATTATGTTACTAAATGCCTGTCCAGTATTTTGTGTACTAGCCATTCTACAGTAAAAGACGTCATTATTTACTTTTAACCGGTTACTTACTTTATCTAAATTATTAGTATTAATAGCTAAAGAATTAGTAAATGTTCTTGGAGTTATAAATGTATTATCCTTATAAAGAGTCTTTTCTATAACTAAAAATGAACTAGTCTGAATAAACAATGTATCATAAAATATATCAAAATTATTTACAGAAGTAGAAAGTTCATCACAAATAGTGCTGCTGTATTTACCAGATATATAAGTTAGAGTTTCAGTTAGTTCTTTTACAGATGGCGTATCATCTGCAATGCTAGAATTTTTTATATAAATTTTACCTACTACGTTTTCTTGTTTATCAAAAAAGCTTTCTACTGCAGTTGTTGTAGTATTAAAGGATGTTGGAAAGTATACTGTATCGTTATAGGGATAACTATCACTAGCTTCTTCATACTTATATACAATATTTTCGTTAAAATATCTCGCATCATAATTTTCTATTCCATTACCAGCAGATAGTCTAACATCTAATGTAAAGTCGCCTGATAAGCTTCTAGACCATGCACTAGTATCATCACTGAGAGCTCTAAAAATAGAACCACTCCCTACAAAAATTACCCCACCTGAAGGAGGGTGAACATTTGTTCTACTGCCTATACCCGCATCAATTAAATCAGAAAAATAAAATTGAGCAGTACTTGCATCATAAGAACTTAGTCCTGATCTTACAGGATCAGCTAAAGTTTCGTCATCATTAAAAACAAAGTAAGCTCCTTCCTTGACGTCAGCTACTACTTCAATGTTTTCAGGTCTATCGTAATCTACTTGTAAATAGTTAGCAGGGTCTTTTAAGTGTTGATAAGGACTAAAATATCTAAAAAATAAGTTATATGTTGATAAGGGTAGTTCAGGAGCAGAAGCACCCATACCTGATAATCCGTTAGTAAAGGAGGTTAAACCAGATCTTATAGTTTCGCTAAAAGTAGATGTATCAGTTGTTTCATAATTAAAGCCAAACCCTTCACCATAAAGATCATCAAAAAATTGATATCCATTTACAACCAAGCTTTTAATTTGATCTGGTGATTCCAGGTCAATATTACTTCTATAATAATTATCATCTTTTACTAATCCGAAAATATTACCAAATAAATCTTTTTTACTATCTTCAATATACCCTTGATCATATAAAAATGTTAAATCAGTATTAAGATTTCTATTATTTGCTATTTCAGAATTATACCCTAAAAAGGAAGTGCTATCTTTATCTGTATTAGGTTGATTTACAGCTATACCTTTACTTCTGTTATTTATAGAACGAGAAGTATCGACAATAAAAGTTAAAATATTTTGTGTATTAGTATATAAACTTGGATCTGGAAATACATATAACTGATCTGGTTCATATTCATTAAGAGTAAAATATTCAAGTCTTTTTCCTTGTATAGCAACTATAGAAGAGTTGTGAGGTCGAAAAAATCCTAAATCTCTTTCACTTATTATATCGTTTGAAAAAACAGATGCAGTGGAGGGAAAATCTTGATTTACAAAATTAGCATATGGTTTATCAGCTTTAAACAATATTTGAGGTTTACCATTATTATCCCTATTAGGTACTCCATTACTGTCAGTTGATAAGTAATAAAAGTCAGCTCCAATAAATTTTTCCGTTTGCGCTCTTTTATTTTCGAAAAGACTTCTAGGTTCTTTTAAGTTAACTATGTCAGCTCTAAGATTTATAAAAACTTGACGAATTAATTCACTATCTTCTGATAAAAATATATTATCTGTTGGAGGACTAGCAGGATCGTAAGCTTTAAAATTTAAACCGTATTCTCTACTATCTGGTGCACGGTTAAAATAATTAGCAAAATTATCAAAATATTCTGTTAAAGATACGTTTAAATTTTCTTTTATAATATTGATATCATAATCAATAGCAGACGTATCTCTATTTTCTAAAAAATTTACTATAAGATCTGTTGCTGCTTGATCTGCTCCTAAAGAACTACCCTTTAATCTTGCTTTAGTAACTGTATAGTGAAGATTGTTTCTTTTCTTTTTATAATAAGTAATTATTTCTCTTATCTTTTTACTATAAAAAGACATAGCAATTTGAAGATCATGAGGATTTTCAAAATTAATTTCAGATAGATAAACTCTCTCTGCATTAGTTGTAAAGTTTAAAGTTATATCACGTAAAAAATCTCTATATCTATCTATAACTTGATCTTTATCATTATCAACTTTAGCATTTGTTTTTTTATTCCACCTATTAATATAGTCATTATAAAAATCAACTAATGTATCAGGTGTATATGCCTCGCTTACAGTTTGTATAAATTCTAAATATGAATAGGGTGCAAATTTATCTAAAGCATCTGAACGATTTACATTAGAATTAGTAATCGATAGATCTACCTGCGGAAACCCTCTTACAACATTTGTCGCCATTATACATATTTATCCTTAGAACAAGGATAGACTACTAAATAACGAATTTCTAATCATAATATCAAAGATATTATTTTCTCCCTCTAAACTACTCAAAGGGGTTGAAAATGGTACAGTTGTTAAGCCGTTTTTATAATCTATTAAACTACCTTGTATAGAGTCTTCATATACTGCTGATAAGCTAAAAAATTCATAAAACTTATCTATATCTGATATGCTATATGTTGTAGGCAGTACTAAAGGCCATCCCCAGTAAGAACCACTACTAACGCTATGTGACTCTGTTCTAATAGAGCTTAACATATAAGTGTTAGCAGATACAGGATGCGGAACCAACGATTGTCCACTTAATGCACATAATGGCTGAAATGTATTTAATCTTATATATGAATCGCTAAATTTTTCATAAGCTATAATATCAGTACCAGCTGTAACTTGATATGATAAAGAATCTAACTTACTTCCTAAATTTCTACCATATATATCTTTTACCGTACGGCCTTTGTCATTAAAATTAGATTCAAATTTATTTTTTATTCCTGTAAATCTATTATGACTAACACTAAACAAGCTCATTAATCTGGATAAATCAGCAGGTTGTTGCACTAAAGCTCTATCAAAAACTAATCCATCCTCTTTTACTAAGTCATTTAAGTTTAATAATGAATTTAAATCACAAGTATCAACGTCGTTATTATTAGATACAAAGTTTTGAATTTTTTCCCATATAGTCTTTCCTAATGTATCATACTTGCTACTAACATCACCAAAGATGGTACCCATAAACTCAGTAAATAAAATATCTTTATCTAATAGTATTTCTTGAAATCTTAAATCTTTTAAAGTTTGTTCAAAGTCAAAGTTTTCATTATGTTTATAAAAATTATAGTAATCTTTCGGGTAAGCAGTAAATGATACAGCACCACTTGCAGCACTAATAAACGATGTAGCGCTATACTTTTGACCCCCGGCATCTATTCCTTTAGGAGCGTAATAATTATTACGCACACTTAAACTTAAAAAGGAAGTTGATGCTGATAAACTATCATCAAAAGTTAAAAGACCTCTATACCAGTAATCAGAATCTGTAATATTGGAAAGAGTGTTATTTAAAGAAGAAATAGTATGATATTGTGAACTAAGCCCAGTAGCAATAGAAACACCTGATATACCTGGAGCTACATAAGGGTAATTGCCAGGAGCTCCAGAAAATAGCTCAAAGGTAGTTTGAAGCTCACGAGCTGATACCCCTTTCATAGTAAAGTTATTACTGTTTTTAGGAGATAAAACAAACGGTATACCTAATCCTTTATACTGTACCTCGCTTATACTAAAAGTGTCTAGCTCTTCTGATCCCTCTCCGGTAATACCATTAGAGCTAAACTTCACACTACTTAAAACTTGCGCTGAAGTACTTACTACAAACGTAGAAAGCATAATGTTAAAATTATTTAAAAAATCATTATCCCTATAACCAAACATTCCTTTTGAGAATATTTTCTTTCTATCTTTAAAAAATGATAAATCTATATACTCAAAAGGGTTTAGTTGGTCGTCAGTTTTAAAATATATTATCTTTTCACCCGTGCTACCTACATATATACTTGACAGCTCAGTACTTAAACAATTTACTAATATACTACTTAACCCGTTGCTGCTTACTTTAGCAAATATATTGGTTGATGATAAAGATATTTTATCAATTTCTACATGTTCAAATGAAGATAAAGTATTTAAGTATTGTTTTTCATAAAAAGAATTATATTTCTTTAATGCATTATTTTTATCTTTAGTTAGGTTAAAATAATTTTCTGAATCACACGCAGATATAGAAAAAATTATATCTTGAAAAGTCTGGTAAAAAGGTGATTGAGAATAGACAGTTAAAGCATTTGAAAATTCACCAGCTGATAAAGTTATAACTTGTGCACTCAACCCCAAATTACCTGTTAAGGTAAAAGTATTAGTTAGATAATCATGAATTGTAACATCGGTAGAATATGAACCTAAGATTGCATTATTATTACAATCACGTAATACCATTCTTACATTATATTTACCCGGGTATTGATAGATATGTCTACTTGTTAAGCTGTGACCGAAATTACCGTCTCCGTAGTCATAAGTAACCTTTAAATTATTAAGAGCAGGGTCATCATCACTGCTTGGTATTCTTGCTTTAAAAGTTAACGGGGTAATATTTAAATTATATGACGAGAGTTTAGTCTCGCCAGCATAATCTACTACATCAAAAAAAGCGTAAACTGTATTTATATTACTCATCTAAAACCTTAATTCGATTAGCTATTGACATTGGTGAATATAAGTAAGGAAATTTAAAAAATGGCAAAGCTAAATCTTGATTAACTAACTCTATATCGCTTTCTTCGTATAGAGGATTAAAAGATAGAAAAGATACTGCATTGATTGCATCTCCAGTAGTTTCATTTTTGGTTTCAATTCTCTTAACTCCTTCAAGCGATAATATATCATTAGTTAATTGTATCAAATTAAGGTTCTGACCTAATTGATTATTTTCAGGTAAAAAGAATTTTTTAATTAACGCACCAGCTCTAGACTTTATGGTATTTTTATTAATTTTATTATTAGTTTCTCTATAAATTATAAGAGAAGTTTCATCTAATATATCAGTTGTAAGATTAGACTGATTGCTAATTCCTAAACCAAAAGCCATGTAAACCGGGTCGCGAGGCACTACATTATTTGAAACCATTTTTCTATCTTTAGTTTCATTTACTAAAGCATTTTTAAAAGAACCAGGTAAAAATTCAGGGTAGGATTTATCTGAAGTTAAAGTAAATTTTGGAACTACAAATACATTTACATTATTAAAATCACAAGCATCAGCAAAATTAACTTGATTAATTATTACTCTGTTTACTTTATTAGGATCTACACATATATTATAAAAATACTGTATGTATTCATTTATGTAAGTTTCATTACTAACGACCTTTACGCTATTTACTACGTTAGCTAAATTTTTATTAATAAATGATTCATAATCATTTGTAGTAACTAATCTTAACTGTGAAGAAAATACTTTAGGAGCGTTAGCTCTTATTTCGTCTACAGTTTCTTCAGAAGCTAGCGTAGAAGAAGGTTGAGGGTTACTAAAATTATTAGCAATATCTAGAAAAATAGTTTCGTCTTTATTACTATATGTATCATTAAAAATTTGTCTCTGTCTAGCAGAATCATAAACATTTAAAGCATTTCCGTTAATAATATTTTTACTTATTATACCTTTAACATTATCTGATAAAAGGTAATTTGCTGATACTATATCACCTACTACTAATTGTCTACCAAATACCCCATTACCAAACTTTATTTCATAATAACCATTTTCGTTTAATCTAATTTCATATACCCGGTCAACTGAACTATTTAAATATAAACTATCTGTTTCTGTATATTCATAGTAACTACCGGTATCTTTTTCTTTAACAAAAACACTTATAGTGTTATCAGCAACAAATGTATCATCATCTTTATCGACAATATTTTTTACTACTACTGGAAGCACTTCAAACTCTTCTCCTTGAGCAGTATAATCCGGATACTCTTTAATAGTACCTTGATATAATATAACATCATCACTAATTTCTTGTATTTTTTCTTCTTTTGTTGTAGTTTTAGAAAAAGAAATATCATCTAAAAAGTTATACTGAATATTATCAGCTAAGAAATACGAATACTTTTTAATTGTATAATTACCAGCTGCTAAAGTAGCAGAGGCAGTAGCTTCTATAGGTACTATAGAAGTTTGCTTACCAGTCGGTTTGTATCCAATAAGCTTTACAATTTTATTCATATTTTCATATAAAGTAGCTTGATCAAAATTTACTTCTGAAGCTGTATTATTTAAATAAAATAGAAGGACGTGATATGAATAAGCTATTATATCGATAACAGCTGCTAAGTTACTTCCATCAAATTTTTGATCAGTAAACTTTTCATTTTCATTTAATCTATCTACAATATATTCTTTTAAACTTACTGCATCAAAAGCTACATACGCATCTTGAGGTAAGTTGAAATCCAAAAAATTGTTAGTTGTATCTTCAGTTGGCATAATTATAAAACGTAGTATCCGTTACTATTTAATAACGATTTAAGTGATATCCCATATACATTAAGAGAAGGGACATTTATTTGCAATGTTATAAAAAACTCGTGTTCATCCGGTATCGGAACTACAGTTGTTTCTTCTAATTCTATTCGGGGCTCCATATTTGGTAAATTGTTAATAATATCTGTTTTTATTCTATAAGCAGTAAAGTTAGACATGGGTTCAAATAAAAATCTTCGAAGATTAATTCCAAACTCTGGACTTAATATTTTTTGACCTGGTGAAGTTAAAAAGATATTTGCAATACTATTTTTTATTGAGTCTAAATCAAATAAACCTTGCACATCTTTTAGAGTAGTAGTTTTGTTTAATTGTTCATTGTAATAGACTGAAGTTTCTAAATCTAATAACAAATCTTTATAAAGGTAGCCACTCTCAAGAGCGTTATCTTCGCTTTTGTCAACTGAAACATCTGTTAACTTAATAAGAGCCATTTATAATATTTAATACCTTAGTGGTAAATCGAGATTAAGGAACTATAATATAATTAAATTATGGTTGTAAAAGGTAAAGCTGATGTTAATGTTGAGATTACTGCAAATGAACTAGTATCTGCTCTAAAGGATGTAGTTTATTCTAAATTAAAACTTCCTAAGCCAGTAGAAGGAAGAGTATACGTAAAAAAAGATAGGTGGGAGATTCAAACTACAGCTCATACAACTCATTCTTTTGAAATGGAAGAAGATCTTGGACCTGCAGATAATGATGATGTGCAAGTGTTTGTTGCATTTCATACCATAGCAGAGTTTCTTAAAGATTAATGCTGGAACTGTATGATTCTTTGCAAGGTAGCATAAATAATAATATGGCTGACAAAAAGTTTATTAATTTACATGAGTCTTATATGAGAAGATATGAACGAGGAGGGTTTCTCGTAGGTGATGTTTTTAAATTTAATGACGATTTTAAAAATACCGACGCTTATAAGTATTTAGGTACTAATACACAAGAGCTTTTAGATCAAATGATTGATTCGGGGTTACATGTTAGAGTAGTGGGTATCAAAGATACTGCTCCTGCTCGTTACCCTGCTAATGATGAAACATCTTCCTTGTCAGTAAATTTAGATATTGCATTAGATGATGGCGGAGGACGTTATTCACATCATTGCTCTATTCCCGGTATTTTAGGTCAGTCAGTTCAATATGCTCCTAACTTACTTCCAATTCCTGATGCGATGAGAAGGAAGTCAGATGTTAAGATAAAGCCTGAAGAAATAGAGGATTATGATAATCTTTCTAACAAGACGGATAAAGGTGATGGTGAGTTATCTAATACTGAATTATCTCTACCTGATAGTAATACCGATATTCCATCAGATCCTGTTACTCCATCTCCGGCTGTAACATCATACACACAAGAGTACGTACCAACAGCTTAAACGTCTATTACTTCACTATCATCTTCGACTAGTGCACTTATTACGTCTTCTCTAGATAGGAGGATTTTAGCTTGATTATCAGCTATATTCATTCGTTCTTTGCTTTGTACGTCTATTTTCTTTACTTCTAACTGAGTTTCATTTCTTTCTTTAGCTACATGTAACTTGTTAAGAGTTTCAATAGCTGAAGATGATGCTTTAATTAATTCTGCTAATGCTGCGACATCTCTATTTTCAGGTGCAGAAGAAATGTAATCATTTACATTATCTACTATACTAAGAGATTTTTTAATTAACTTTCCAGAATTTTGTATAAGAAAATCTTCTAAGTTTTCTTTATCAAGAATACTTTCTTCAACTGGAGCTCTAGCGACTTTATTATTTTGTTTTAATTGTGAGATAATATCGCTTACAGCTTCATCTAATTCATCAGCCATATACATATTTAATCTATACTTGAATATTTTACAATATATCTTATTATATGTATATGGCTACGGTTAAATTACAATTTAAAAAGACTAATGATGATGCAGTTATACCTTCAAAAAATCATGATAGTGATACTGGAATGGATGTAACTTCAGTAGAAGATAAGTTAATTCCAGCGAGAGGTTCTGCGGTAGTAGATGTAGGGTTAAAGTTTGCATTTATAGATCAAGGATTTTGGGTGAAGGTAGAAGGTAGATCTGGGTTAGGGTTTAAACATGGAATTATACCTCATCCAGGAATTATTGACCAGGGGTATAGAGGTGATGCTGGTATTAAACTTTATAATAATACAGATATAGATTACAAAGTTAAAGCAGGTGATAGGATTGCACAGTTTGTGGTCTATAAAAATTATAACGTTGATGTCTCAGAAGGAACTATTATAGAATCTATTAGAGGTGAAAAAGGATTTGGCTCCTCTGGTAAATAATTATGATTGATTTTGATAAAATTTGGGTAGAAAAATACCGTCCTACTAAGCTTAATGATATTATCTTAGATGAACGTACTCGTAATATAGTAAATGAGTTTAGAAATGAAATACCTAACTTGCTGTTTGTAGGTAACCCTGGTACCGGTAAAACTACCCTTGCAAGAGTTATAGTAAATGATATTTTAGGTTGTAATTATCTCTATATTAATGCTTCTGATGAATCTGGTATCGATACTATCAGGCATAATATTACTAACTTCGCGCAAACAAAGTCATTTGATGGAGGAGTTAAGGTTGTTATTTTAGATGAAGCTGACGGTCTTACTGCTCAAGCGCAAGCTGCTCTACGTAATACAATGGAAACGTTTGCTAAGTACTGCAGGTTTATTCTTACAGCTAACTATAAACATAAAATTATACCCGCCTTGCAATCAAGATGTCAAGCGTTAGATATTAAGCCGGTAGTCGAACTAGCAGTTAAGCGGTGTTATTATATTCTTAAAAATGAAAACGTTAAAGTATCCGATGAACAAAAGATTAAATTTATCCAACTCGTCAAGCGTCACTTCCCCGATTTACGGAAGGCGATCAATGAACTTCAAAAGAACGTTATTGATTCAGAGCTGTGTATTGCTAACCTTAATAGCGATAACGAGCTTCTCGAGACGATCTACAAAAAGATAGCGAGTAAGAAAGTACTAGAAGCTAGAAAGTATCTTATTGAAAATGAAGATAGGTTTCATGGCGATTATGATACTCTGCTAGGTAATTTCCTTAACTTTGTCTATGGTAGTAATTTATCAGATACTCAAAAGAAAACCTTTATAGCTACTATAGCTGATCATCTTTATAAAAGCGCCTTTGTAGTAGATAAAGAAATAAATGCATTTGCATGCTTAGTAAATTTAGAAAATGCCTTACATTAAACCATCACAAAGAGAAGACGTAGAAGAAAAGCTTAATGTAGCTGGTCTTAATTATGTACCTAAAAATGCTGGAGAGTTAAACTATGTAATTACAGTTTTTATTGATAACTATCTAAGAGCATTTGGTAGAAATTATTCTAACTGTAATGAAATGATTGGAGTATTAGAATGTTGTAAGATGGAATATTATAGAACTGTAGTGGGGCCTTATGAAGATATGAAGATTGAGGAAAATGGAGACGTTTAATACGTAAGTTCTTTATCCTCCATTGAAGTTGAAGTTAAACAATTTACTTCACTTGTTAAAGGATTATTAGGATCAACTGACTCTTTCAATTGATTTGTTAAAGTTAGGTAATCTTCCATAGAACTACAAGGCATATAGTAGGTTGTTCCATCTTCATTATGTATGTGGTATCCTGTACAACCTATTTCTAATGACCGAGCAGTAGCAGCTGCCACGGTAGTAAATTCATCGTATAACTCTCTACCAACTCTAATTTCTTCTTTAACTGTAACGTTACCTAACCTTCCCTCATTAGTATATAAATTAACTGGTCCATTTCTATTGTAAGCTAGTAAATCTGACTGCAATTGAGAACTACCTAATAATGAAGTTTCTATTTCTTCGCATTGTAATTTAAATTCCATATCACCGGATTCATTTCTTACATGCTGTAAGAAGTTTAATAACCTTTTAACGTTAGTAGTGTTACGAGATTTATTTTTTTCTTTATTAAAGTAATTATAAGTTTTTTTAAATACCAATAATCTAAAAGCGGGTCCTAAAAATTGCTCTAATATACTAAAGATTGAACTAGAAGTCTCTACAATTAAAGAATGCATCTTATTATCTTTGAGCATATAGTTACCTGTAGCTACTCCCGGTGCCCAGTTATTCTCCCCGTAAACTAATGCATTAACAGGTAGTCTACTATAATTAGGAGTCGAGCTTCCAAATACACCTCCTATGAAGCCAGAGGCAAAACTGCCTAATAAAGTAGATGGTCCTCCTAGTCCAAGATTAATAGCAGCTCCAATATTATTAACTAAATTCCCTAATACCGATGGAGCAAATGTTTCAAGTTCTTTTACAGAGTTATCAACTATACTATCAAAAACACGAGCATTTATAGAAAGGTCTCTTTGCTTGAATTGAGTAAGTGAGCCTTGTAGAGCTATACTTATACCATTTTGTAACTGGGTATACGCTTGTAATACAACACTTTCACTTGATTCCAGCAATAATGCAGAAGAGTTTTGAACTACACCTCTAGAGGTTTTAGATAAAGAAGGTACTATGTCGTTAGTTAATCCTGTTACAATTCCATCTGTAGGAATAGATCCTAATGTCATGACACCATAAGCTTCTTCTGAAATTACTCCCATGGCTCTTTGCGTTTCAAGAGTAATATTTCTACCATCTAATTGTAATCGACCTGTTGCTTGTTGTATTATATCTACGTTAGAAGTAGTAGCAGTTGCTATAGCTTCATTAGTAATAATTTGAACTACACTATCAGTAGCTGAACTATCAAGATTACCCATCTTACGAATACCGTTTATAATAGCATTATTAGCATTAATAGCTAATTGCCCGATTACTTCTTGAATCCCAGTTTGAGCTATAGCAGATGCTTGTGTTAAAAATTGAGGAGTTAAATTAGCAATTTGAGTAAAGCCTAAAGGAGAAGCTCCAAACGTTAAAGCTCCTTCTATGTTAGCTCGAGCTTTAGGATACTTATCAATATACGGTAAAGTATTATCATTAAAGATACTACTCTCAAAATTAAAATTAAAAACATCAGCTGTACCTCTAGCAGCTTCACCTAATATATCCTGCATAAATATAGGACTTTTGTTGAAGAGACTCGCTCCTGTGTTTAGTGACTCACTTCTAAACACTGGAACGGAAGCATTAGTTTGGACCGAATTTGCTAATGAGCCTAGGCTATCGGGGGCTTTATTGAAGATACTATTACCACCTGCTTGTTCTACTTTATTTTGTGAAAAAGTGTCAAATTGTTCTGCATATGGTCCATTACTTAATTGAGTCATGTAATAAAGAAGAGAGTAATCATCTATCTCACCCCCTTCTTCATCTAACTTATTTACAAAGCTTTGAAGTTGAGTTATACCTAACTCATATACCTTCTTATACTCTTCCATAAACTCTTTATCAGCGTCAGAGTATTCCGGGTATTTTTGATTACTCCTCCCATCACAATTCTTTTGATATTGAACCTCAAACTGCTCTTTAGTTCTTTCTAAACAGCGTAAAATTTCTACTTTGTTATCTATTACCGACATATTAACTTATGGCCATGTTAGAATTAAAATATGGAAATTGCTCAGTAGCCTTTTCAACTTGCTTAATTTGCTTTTGCATAAAGTCATCTGGACCTATACAACTTTTTACACATTGTACTATTGTTTGGTATTTATCTTTTACAAACCTATGTCTTACTTGACATACTAACCACCTGCCTAAAAGTTTAGGATCAGTTAATCCTAACTTCTTACCTTTTTCTGGTCTATAGCTAGTTCTAAAGACATCAATAAATGTACCTGCTCTTCTATTGGTATCGCCAATATTATCAAAATTTAAATTTAAATTTAAAAATATTAAATTGGATACTAATTGAGCTATAGCTAAGTTTCTAACCTTTTCATGAGTAAATGGCATTCTATATGGTTTAAATTTTTCTGTAGTTTTTTGATCAAATGAAAAATTAGGAATAGGCCTACCTCCTATACATTCAAAACACTCTACAAATGTTTTTATCCAATTTTCTTTTATTTGTTCTTCGCCCTCAAACCGAATTATATCTTTATAATGTCCTCCTGTTTCTGGGTCTACAGAATCGACAGTATAATTTATAAAGAATTCATCTGCAAATCTAGTTAGAGGTGAAGTTAAATTAGTATTTTTAAGTTGATTGGTAAATTTATTTACCGGTACAGAGTTTCCTCCTTCTGGATTATTAGGATTCTGCTCTCCAGTTCCACTATCAGAAAGATCTTGAACACCAAAAGCTTCTACAACTAATTTTTTATTGTCTTCGTAAATTTTAGTTAATGGTTGAAGAGTAAATTTACCAATCTCATCTATATCCTTAGTTCGTTCTTGTTTTAAAAATCCTTGAACTGGTAGACCGGCAGTTCCATCTTCATAGTAATAAATTCTTAATAAGTATTTTATTAGATCAGAATATCTAAACGTACTAGGAGGTATAATATATTCTGGAAAAACGTCTATACGATGACTTCCTGGTTCCCATTTATCTGTATTTATTTCAAAGTTAAACTCTTCTAGAATCTGTTGAATTATATCACCAACTAATCCGTTATACCTCTTACCGTACGGAATTTTTTGATTAAGTTTGAAATAACTTTGATCAACTAAACTATAGGTTTTAAAATTATTAGATCTATCAGTTTTAGATGTATTATTATTCTCTTCTAAAACTACAAACTTATACTTTAAAGCTTTAGTTTCTCTTCTAAATTCTTGCTCTGGATAAGCTAAATTTGGTTGAGGTTCATCATCCTCTTTATCTCTTCCAGCTATATCAAGTAAAGTTACTTCTAGTAAATCTTCCCCATTACCAGATAATTTAACATTATCATCAATAAAATCAAATGGGTTATTTACTGTTATAGTACCTGATGTAAAAGGCTCAAATAAACTATCTTTTATATCCATACTAACTATAGCTGATTTGGAAAAATCCAATACCCCTATAGAGTCTATGCCAGGTTTAGTGCTAACTAAACTGCTAGAACCTTTTAAAATAAATTTACAAAGGAAATCACTCCCATTGATAGGAAATATGTGATTAGGATCTGGTTTTTTGTTAACACCAGGCATAATTTAAAAATGTTTATTATTAAAAACAGTAGACTTAGTTATTTGTTGGTAAATAAGACTTACTTTACTCGGTAGTATATATTCAAGTTGGTCGCCTCCTTCAACGTAAAAACGTGATTTTAAAGTATCTTTATTCATTAAAAACAACAACCACCAACTATGAATATTACCATATATGTTAAACGATGTAGTAGTAAGAGGTTCTCTACTCTGTACTATATACGTATCTAATAAGCTAGAATCAATATTAGAAGGAAATTCAACCTTGTTCAAAAGATTATAAAAATAAAATTCCTTACCTTCTTTTACTTCTGAAAATACTTTAAATATTCTTTCATATCTACCCAAGCCTAGACCTTTAAGATCATCGATCTCATTCTGATATTTTCCTGTTTTTCCTGTTAAACTCATGGTATAAATCCTAAAGTACCTTCTATAGGCTCGTTAGCTCCGCCTCCTACATTTTCCATTTGTATTCTTCGTTGAGCTTCTTGTAATTCTTTTTCTCTCTTTGCTTTTTCACTAGCAGCTCTTTCAGCTTGCTCTCTTCTTTCAGCTGCCCTTTCATTAGCCCTTACCTGTTCATCAGACTGATCTGCAATCTCACTCCTTCGTCTAGATGCTTCTGCTCTTTTTCTTTCTTCTTGATCTGCGTAGAACTTATCATATTCATCAAGTCGAGTTTGTGCTTCTCTTTTAGCTCTATCAAATTCATTTGGAGTCATACCACTAGGTCTAAACTGTCGGTTAGCCATTTGTAAGTCTTGCGTTCTCTGAGCTGATTCTCTTTCTACAACATCCATATTAACTGGACTCCGAGTATCAAATATAGGCTCTGCACCTGGTTTTAAGTTATTTAATATTTGTTGTTTCGGTTTTTCAATATAATCTCTTTCTACCCCTGATACAGTTGAATCAAAATTACCTTCTACTAAACTAGGATTCTGTTCAGCTAAAGCTTGCTGTTCAGGAGATCGTTGACTTGGATCTGCTGGTATTCTACCCCTAAAAGTAGCGTCTATTGGTAGTATAACTGGGTCCCCATCAACATTAGGAATTTGTGGCGGTGTATTTTGTAAAGTACCATCCGGCCGAGTAATACTAGTATTATCTCCAACTGCTGGAGATTCTAGTTGCCTTTTCACCTCTTTATCTTTTCTCTTTTGCTCGATTTCCTCTTGTCTAGCAGCAGCTTCTTTTCTCTTTCTTTGCTCCTCTCTCTCTGCCGCTTGTCTAGCCTCAGCAGCTGTATCTGATTGCCTTCTTAACGCAACATAACTGCTATCACCTTCATCAAAAGCTTCTACTTGATTAGTCTGCTCAACAAAGTTAGCAGCTTCAATAGTAAGCGATTTAAATATAAATTTACACATGTAAGCTTCAGGTATAATATCTTTACCTATTCTTCTTCTTGTACCCATTAACTCTATACCAAAGTTTTCTAAGTAAGCCCACTCAATGTAACGTAAACCAGGTATTTCAATATGATAAATAGCTGGAAAGGTCATAGCAATAGCTCCTTCACGATACGGTCTATTCATCATAGTAAACTCTTTTATAAATTTTATATTTTGTCTAAAGCCCTTATTAGATCGAAAATCATTTAAAGTATTAGATAGAACAAATGCTATTTCTACCCCTTCATCAGTATTGCTATATTGATAAAATTTAGGAGTTTCAATAAAAGAACCTGGTGCACCAACAGTTTGAAACCCGGGCATTTTTAACCCTGTTAATTTTTCAAATCCCCTACCAGCGAATTGACCTACTGCATTAGCTCCTCCAGCTACAGCTTCTGATATACCATTACCTCCTAAATTACCTAATTCTCTAGCTCCAGCGATTGCGCCACCTATAGATCCAATAGCAGCATTACCTAAATTATTAATACCTTCACCGAATAAAAATTGTGACCCTCTTTGACTTATAGCGGAAAAAGTATCAGCGTATTCACTAGCAAAACCTCTTATACTATCAGAAAAGAAAGGAAAATTTATATCTGCCATTACTTTACTAGAGCTATATAAATCTTTATAAAACTGTAATCCAGGATCCGATCCTAATTTTTTTGCTTTAGTTTCAGCAGTAGCAATATTTATAAATCCATCAATAAATTGTTGTAGCTGCGAGAACTCCATTTTATATGCTCTTATATAAGCACAGGGAGTCTCTTTTCTTAAGTCTGATCCTGCAGGAGATGACGTCCAATCGTAATCATTTACTATGTCATACGCAGGAACTGTCTGTGTAGGAGAAACAGCTGCTTTATATGGGTTATCGACGTCGGCCATACTTATATTTATGCCATGTGATAAGTTGAGTTAGTGAAATCCGCCCTGTTATCAGAAAATATAGGTCCAGAAAGATCTCCTTGCATCTCGTTACTACGTGGAAGAGGTACGTTTGGTATAGGACCGCCTCCACCTCCTGGCTTTTGAACCAATGCTTTGGTAAGCTGGACTAACTGAGCTAGATAGTTATTAGTAGTTTTTTGTAAGCTAGCTATCTCTTTACTCATTCCTGTATCTCTTAAAAATTGACTAATAGCTCCTCCTGGCTTCATACCCATTACTTCGTCTTGAGAGCTAAAAGGCATTACTGTACCTTTTTGTACTATAAAGTCTTGCATAGTGGCTCGAGCCTCTTCTGGTATTAAATTAGGAAATGCGTTCAGTACCATTCTACCAAAAGGTCTCGCTCCAAATGCATTAGATACAATACCTCCTACCTTTCTTCCTATAACATCACCACCTAAAAAGCCTAAAAATGTTCCAATAGGCCCTAATACAGG